ATGTGTCAACGGTTGCGGAATGTTCACTATCTCAAACGCGGTGTTTATGAATAAATTACAGGCCGAATTGGATCAACGAATAGCGGAGGGCTAACTGTCGATATTAAACATCTAAGGACGTTTCATATCTTTGAGTTATTCAATCCTTATAATGCTCAATCATTTCGAGTAGTTCGGGCGTTGAAAATTTCACCGTAGTATTTGAAAGCCTCAATAATTCATCAGCCGTCCCCTCTCCATAGGTTTCATCTATGTATAGAGAGTGTTTGAATTGTTCGCCTTGCTTAAACATATTACATCCACTACATTGTACATTGCAGTTCTTTTCATTCCATCGAGTAGCGTACTTGCCTCGACTCATGAAATGTCCGTTTTGTAGCTTAGTCCAGTGAGCAACCTTGCCGCACGTTACGCACGATGTAAAGCCGTCTAAGTTGGCGTGGCGTTTCCTGATGAAGATAGAAAATACCCCGTCTAATTCTTTGACCACCTTTGACCTGTTGCGTTTCTTTGCCATCACCCCAACTTGTAAACATCAACAGGCCGACCGAAGCCGCCAACCGTTCGACCAACCTTGCTTATTATGTTCTTATTCCATAACGTGTTAACACTGCGTCTAACGGACGTTAAAGGAACGGCGAGGTACTTGGTATCAATTAATTTTAATCGTGCGTGTATGGCCTCCGCTGTCCATTCACCGCCCAATTTAAAGACCTCCAATATCGCTTGGTCTTGTTTAACGGCTTTTTTGCGGTAACTCTTTAGGGTTTGGCCTGTCTCGTTTGTGCTATTATAGAACATTTCAGAATAGTGTTAGTTGTTTTTTTACTTGTAATTCCTTTTCGATTATACTCATGGCATTGGTTGCTAATGGTGTGCTACCGTCCGTGTAATAGATGCGATAAATTACCATCCCTTCGGCTTTTGTAAACCAGTACACCGCGTAACCTTTGGCCGTTTCGTATATCCGTTTCGCGTTTTCATGCATCAGAAGGGCAATGTATCAATTTCAGGTGCCTCTATTGGTGTTGCCGTTTCTTCATTAACAGTGAACACCTTCCACGCTTGTAAACTTGTGTAATACTTACCCTTCCATTCGTTGGTTTGGATGTTAAATGATACTTCTACGTTCTGACCTACCTTATTATACTTCGTAAAGTTGTCCACTTTCTCATCCCCGAAAACGTCAAAGGCGAATAGTTGCTCACGGCCTTCGTACCCTTCGTTGTTTGTAATAGTAAAGGTTAGTTTCTGCCAGTCTTTACCCGCTTTAGATGTTCCCTTTTGAATGTCTGATATTGTTTTGATTATTCCTATTGCTTTCATTTCTCGTTTATTTCGTTTGATTTATCTAAAATACTATTCTCGATTGATCCCGTTTGGTATTCTGCCGACTTCAACACGGACACAAATAATTCCAACAATCTATCTGTCGTCAGGTCGTTTTCTTTGACCTCTACGGAATAAGTACCATACTCGTTTTCTAAGATTAGTTTCGTCATTAGTTTAAGTGTGTGTTTCCGTTATTTCTTTCGTTCTCAACAAGGAATGTGTGAGTTGATGCATCGGCCACCATCTTAATGGCTGCCAACATTTCAGAGGCCGCCATTGCTTGCATTTCGTCCCCCCTGTCCATTGAGACAATCGCGCTACCAACCGCAGACAACGCCTCGGATAGTGGTGTACATTCAATTACTGGGGCTATCTTTCCGATAAGGTACAACAGTTCTTCAATGTCAATTCTTAATAGTTCTTGTTCTTCGTCTGTAAGTTCTCTCATTCTAATTTTGATTTAATGTTATTAATATGTGTGTTCATTACATGATCGTAATAACCTATGAATGTCTCATGTCCAGTATCATGCTGTTCCCAATACCGATACATCACACCCCTTAACTGTTGGCTCTTACTTTTACCGTTCGGCACATCGTCAATAGATAGCTTTGCAGATTGAAGTAACTCTATTTCTTCGGGTGTTATATCGTTTTCAGCTATGCCTAAAGATACCATTTTGTTCTGCAAAGAAAACAACTTGCCGCCTTCCTTAATTTCTTGTGTTCCAAAGGTCAGTTTCATGGTCATGTCCTTACGGCTTGCGACCGCTTCAACTTGTGCGTTAAGTATTATCATCGTAACCCCGCTTCTTCGTAAATGTTCTCCAATTCATTCATACTCTGTCTACCGAACCCACTAAGTTTGCACAACTTATTTTTAGGCACTTTATATAAATCGTATACAGTTGTTTTGTAATAATCGTAGCCTCCGTATTTTAGTACGTTTATTAGCCTTACTGATGCAGATGTTTCCCCAATTTTAGAAAGCGCGGTTATTCCATCGCCACCGATACTTAACATAAACGCCTTTCGAGAGACCTCTTTATGCTCTATTTTTAATTGATCCCTGTAATCGTTGATTACTTTAACTGCTGATTCATATTCTTTTCTCGTTATCATTTCTCGGCTCTTAAATTGGTTCTTATTTCTTCCTCCCTTGCTTGCCTTGCTTTGAGAGTGTCGATAAATTGCTTATTCAACAACTTCCATTCTGCATCTGCTCGGTAGTGTTCTTTGAAGTTCACCACCTCGACCGCTTTCAGATCCATTTCATCCCGTAGATGTTGGGGTATCTCTTTCAATACTTCTTCGTTCATTTCGGCCCTGATTCTGACCTCCATAAATTGTTCTTTAGATTGTCCCATTAGATTTCGTCTTTGTGTTTAATAAGTCCATCGAAAAACGTGTCTATAATATAGTCGCATACAGGGTTGTTAAATTCTTCCTCAGTCACAAAAGGCTTAGTTTCATTTTCACTCATCCAAGCCTCAGGCAGAAATGGATACCCACCTAAACCTATTGCCATATGAAAACGCATCTTTGAGTATTGAACGGTCATCTTTTCAAATGTTGAATTGTCTAACCAAAGATTCAATCTTCTATGGATCTCCAAGCATATTTCTTTATATCGTTCGTCTGTCATTTTATTTGCTTTTAGGTTCTTCGGGTAGTGGCATCCAATGTGTTGGGTGTATTTGGGTAAACGCCTCTGAAAATACACGCTCCAAATCTCCTAAACATCCATAATCAGCTTCACAAACATATCCATTTGCAAAAACTAAAAGTTTGCAAGGTTGTTTTGGCATCTTATCTTTAACGCTTATCCACTCCATTACGCGAGTTGTTTAAGTGCCACCAATTTATCCTTTAGAGTTTCCTCTATCTTCGCGGTCATGGTGTAATGTGCCTTGCAATCGGCTACCGTTTTATTGTTCTCATGCGCCCACTTTACAACCGCTTCAATCATGTTCTTTGTGATTGGCTTCTTGGCTTTCGGTGTTGCTATCTCATTTGAATGGGTTGTGTCGGCATCGTCAATCTTACCAACTGGTGTTAAGAAAGTGTACAGTAGGGCGTTCTTTAGTGCGTAGGTTGTGGCCTTGCCTGCTCCCTTGTCCTGATTATCGACCCCGTGGCCGTACCCTGACAACTCTTGGCTTTCTCCGCTTTCATGTAGTAGAAGATACTTGGTTGTTACTTTGGTAAAAATGCTTTGTTTTTGCCGTCCGTTATCCTCCCATCTATCAACCTGTGTTGATTCTTGTATATCTGTTGGGATAACACATAGACCATTCTTTGCGAGTGCCGTGTTAAAAACCTCTTTTACATCTTGGTCTTTTGTGCCGTTGTAACCGTAGTTACCTGACCCGACCTTGGAGTTTTTCTCCATGCCTTTTACTTCTTTCATAACGGCAATAACCGCCTTAGCTAATTGTTTCATTTCGTGTTGTTTTAGTGTCCTGTAAAGATAACATTTATTCTCTTATTAACCGCAATTCGGACATACAATCATTACATCGTGTCCGTTCACGTTCGATTCTGTTTCACCTTCGCCAAAGCACAGGTCACAGACGTACTCGCAATGTTCTTTGCACTCGGTACAGATACCCATTTCTTCTGATTCGCCTATCGGTTGAGCGTTGCAGCAATCAGATACTTTATCTATCGCGTAGGCTTTCTGTTGCTCCCTTAACTTTTTTATTGCGTTGTCCATTGTGTCATAGATTTGTTTGATTCCTTTATCCATATTATCCCATGTGTCTTTCATATCAGTCTCTTAAAGCGTTATCTATCATTGCTTGCTGGTCGTAAAAGCTGACCTCACATCTACTGTTTTCAAGTTGGAAGGTCAGGTAATACGTGTACTTGCCCTTTTCTAATTCAGGCTCAATCATTAAGGCTCGCGACAGGCTACCGAATTGCACCCGATTAACTTTAAACTCCGCGAAGGATGCACCGATAAGCAACATCTTTATTCGCCAAAGCATGGTAAGTGTATCCATTGGTAAGGTAAGGTCTTCTGATACCTTGTTTAAGTGTGTGTATGTGATTTTCATTTTTTAGTTATATTTGCGTTTGTGTTTATGCCTCGTTCTGAGGCGTTGTTTTAGTTAGTGGGGGGGGTGTAGTGGCCTCCCCTTTTTTTATCCCCATAGTTGGGTTGTAATCTCATCCCGAACCTTATCACTGGCGAACTTGGTGACGTCCACATCCTCTATTTCAATGCTTACTACTTCATCGTATGAAGTATCCTCGCACGGGTTGTTTGAGTAAGTGCCACCGCTGTAAATCTCAACATCGAAAGAGGTTATCCGCCCGTTATGTTCTATATCTACCGTATCCCAACTCATAACACACCCCTTTCTTTCAGGATAGTTTCAGCAGCCAACCACACGCTATCCGTGTCCGTTCCTTTGTGCCGTGGTCTGTCCGTTGTTAAAATATCACGAATGGTTGTGATTGCCATACCTCCGCACATTCTACTGATCTGTCCGTTTACATCGCGTTGGTACTTTAGCACCTTGCGCATCTGTTCTTTTCGTTCTTCTTTCATCGTATTATGTTTTCAAGTTCAAAAATTGTCAGAAACTGACTGGTTACAAACTCACCATTCTTGAAGAAAAAGCATTCTCGTAAATTGGTGTCCGTGTCGAAGTCAACAACTTTATCAAATTGAAATTGCTGACCGAATATAAATAGAGTTTTCATCTTATTGTGTTTTAGTGTTTGTCCTTATTGACACGCCAAACATACAACAACTAAATGGATATTGCGGCAATATCTTTAAAATAGTTTAGTGTACCCGTAAAATAATTTAAGAAAGTCAATAAAAACGGGGGTTGTGGGGCGTTTTTATTTTACCGATAAGAACAAAAGAATCGTTTCAGCTACCAAAGCAGCACCCAAACCTATCTCTAAGGCTATGTTTTTCACCTTCGATTTGCGCGCAGCCTTCTTACCATCCGAAATTATCACCTCTTGAAGGTCTATAATTGAATCCGTGTGAGCCGTCTTGATGCGTTCTAAGGTCAGTTGGTCGCGAAGTAGTGCATTGATGCTGTCAGAACGAGTTAACTGGTCAGATACCATATTAAGGTCAGATTCAACTAACCTCAAATACTTGAACGAAAAAAGAACCACATCAAACTGATGCTGACTAATTCCAACCAAGGTATCTTGCTCGTATGGAATCAACACGGGCGGCCTCTGTTGTGAAAATATCGGACTTGACAGGAAAAGGCAACAGCTCAATATCGCGCACCTCACTAATAAATACTTCATGTGTTTTGGTTTTTACTTGTTCCAATGAATCATAACCCTGTTGCAGTACCCTAATTTTTGAATCTAAGGCATCAATGGTTACATTCAACGCCTTAACTTCCTTTTCGTGCCTGTCTATATCAATCAACTCTTTATCATTCGTTACAGGCGACCTATTGAACAAGATAATAGCCTCGACAATGACAACGGCCAAAAGACCCGCGACAATATAAGGTAGTGCTTTCTGCATTTTGTAAACCTACGCAAAAATAATTTGATTTATTTTGCCCAAAAGTTTGGTATTGTGGAAAACGGTTGTATCTTTGGGCCACTCAATAAGGGTAAAACACTAAAACAAGCAGGATGAGCAAGCAAGCAAGAACATTAAATCAAGTGAATAAAGCAATACAGAAAGAAATAGGTAATGTAATTTTGGAAAAAGGGGATGGATATTTTTACGTAACAAGTGATGATAATAGTATAGGACTTCATCTATCAGGCCTTTATAGTACATCAATCTATGTTTGTTATTTAAACCATCAAACTGTTGACGCTTGGATTGAAGATGTAAAAAATATAGTTGGTAACTATCCTTGTTGATACCCGACACCATGACCAACTGGATAAAACGAAACCACGGCCACCTATCATTCGACAAGATTGAAAAGGCCATAGGAATACCACAGGGCACTCTGTCAAAGGTAGCCAAGGGGCAAAGGCCACTACCAAAGAAATGGGTTGAGCCGTTGAGGGAGTATAAGGATAGAATGGGGTGGTAACGCATTGTATAAGGTGCGTTTTAATGCACTTTATACGGTGTTAGCATTAGTACGGATTATTAACGAATAAATTAAATAGAATGAGAATATCAGTAGCTTGTGAAGAAAGCCAAGCAATAACAAAAGAATTTAGAAAATTAGGACACGAAGCGTACTCGTGTGATATACAAGATTGCAGTGGTGGGCATCCTGAATGGCATATAAAAGGCGATGCAATAAAAGAGGCTTATAGCGGTAAATACGATATGATGATAGCACACCCTCCTTGTACGTATTTAAGTAGAGCAGGTGCAAGATGGATGTACCCAACAGCAGGTAATTTATGTGAAAAAAGGTATGCAAAAGCTATGGAAGCTAAAGACTTTTTTATGAAGATGATTAACGCACCAATTAAATACATAGCAGTAGAAAACCCTACTCCATTAAAGGTTGTTGATTTACCTAAACATACGCAAGCTGTACAGCCTTACGAATATGGACACCCATATAGCAAGAGGACGTTACTTTGGCTAAAAAATTTAGAACCATTGAAGCCGACAAACATATTAAGCGACTATAAGCCGTATTTACCAAGCAATACAGGAGGAAAGAAAAGAGGACAAAGTTACAGCAGAGGTGTGAGCAAAAACGCTAAAGAAAGCAGTAAAACATTTAAAGGAATTGCAAAAGCTATGGCAGAGCAGTGGACTTAGTATTAATGCTAACAACCGTATAAAAACCACCCCAAAAGTGTCCCATGACTGAACTGCCCGACCCTATTGACTTAGATAACGAATGCGAAATGGATTACCGACTAAAGGTACAAGACTTATCTGCTATCAGAGCGACACAAGTGTCCCAAGAAAATATGGCAAAGGCTTGCATGGTTTCGATTAAGACCATCCAACGATTCGAGAATTACAAGCACACGAACTACAAATTATTATTCAAATACAAATCAATTTTTAACATATATTAAAAACAACAACATGGAAACACAAAACAACTTCAAAGAAATTATAGACAAGTACCCTGCGATAATATCAGAGATTGACGAAACGGCACTTATGGCATACGCTAACGAGTTATCCATACCAAAAGCAAAGGATCAACTGGGCAAGATGAATGAGTTAATATCACACGTCTGCTACACCCAAGGGATAAGCAGGGAGGCACTTAACTCAACATCACGCGGGCAATACTTGGTAATTGCACGGTTCGTAATTTGGTGGTGTATCAGAAACCAAGTTTTTAAGAACCAAATATCGTTATCGGTTATCGCGCAGATGTTCCATAAAAATCACAGCACTGTCGCTCACGGGGTGAATGCATTGGACAATTTGATGTTTTACGATGTTGAACTACGGAACACGGTTATGAGAATAGCTAACCATTTCAACAGACCCGCTAAATGGGATAATAAAACCAAGATTTTGAAAGTGCTATGAAATACCGATACTGGACAACCGCAAGACGGTAAAAAAATTACAAGAAAAAACAAGAGCGAAAGCAAATAAATAACACACTAAAAACAAAGACACATCATGGAGTATCAAGATTTCTTAGATAAGAAACGGCACTTATTAGGTAGTTTCGGATTTGAACCTACTTTTATACCTGACATTGCTTTTGACTTCCAAAAGTACACTATTGAAAAGGCGGTAAAAAAGGGGCGTATTGCGGTCTTTTTAGATACTGGATTGGGTAAGACACTTGTACAGCTTTCTATTGCTCAAAACATTGTAGAGCATACTAATAAAAAAGTGTTGATACTTACGCCTTTAGCTGTTGCTTTCCAGTTCATTAAAGAAGCGGAAAAGATAGGAGTAGGCGATATTGAAATATCAAAGGACGGTAAGCACACAAAAAAGATAGTGATCTGTAATTACGAAAGGTTACACTATTTTGATAGTTCAGATTTTGAATGTGTGATACTGGATGAAAGTTCGATACTAAAGAACTTTGACGGTAAGATAAAAGGACAAGTTACATCCTTTGTTAAGAAAATACCTTACAGATTTTTGAGTACAGCAACACCAAGCCCGAACGACTTTATAGAGTTGGGTACAAGTTCAGAAGCGTTGGGTTACATGGGTTACATGGATATGCTCGGAAAGTTCTTTAAGAATAATCAGAACAGCTCCGACACAAAGAACATAGGAGAAAAATTCTATCTAAAACCACACGCGGAAAAGGACTTTTTTGCATGGGTAAATCAATGGTCAGTAATGGCTAAAATGCCGAGTGATTTAGGTTTTTCAGATGAACGGTACAAGCTACCTGAATTGATAGTTAATAAGCACGTGGTTAAAAATAAATCTACTATCTCAATTGATGGTCAGGTGCAGCTATTTAATATAACTGCAAAAAGTTTTCACGAGGTCAGGCATGAACAAAAGCAAACCGAACAGGAACGATGCGAAAAGGCTATTGAATTAGCACATGGTAAAACGTCTGTCTATTGGTGCAATACCAACAATGAAAGCGCAATTTTGAAAAGATTAGATAGTGAAGCGGTTGAGATTATCGGTAGTCAATCCATTGACAAAAAAGAAGAAATACTATTAGCCTTTGCCAACGGTGAAATTAAAAGACTGATAACAAAAGCAAAGATGACATCTATGGGTCTTAACTGGCAGCATTGTAATCACTCTGTATTTTTTCCTACATACTCCTATGAGCAATACTACCAAGCTATAAGACGGTTTTGGAGGTTCGGACAACGCAAACCCGTAAGTATTGATATGGTTATTTCTGACGGACAAACGAGGGTACTGGAAGCACTCCAACAGAAAACACAAAAGGCTATTGAGTTACATCAAAACCTAACCGAGAATGTGAACAGTAACTTTGTAAACAAGGTAAAGGAATTTAACAAGGATATTATTAAACCTAAATTCGCATGAAACAACTGATAGAAGATAATTATAACAGCATTGTTAAACGCGGCCTAATAACTCCCGAAACTGGAACATCTGATTTTATTATGAAGTTAGAGGAGGAGGTGCAAGAATACATAGAGGCTGAAAAGTTTACGCTACCAAATGTAAACGAGGAGTTAGCAGATATTATACTGGTTTGCCTTAACATTGCCAAGCACTTTGATATAGACATTGAACAAGAACTAAAAAACAAAATCCAAATAAACAACAAACGATGAAAGTAAAAGACCAAACACACACAGACAAGTACAGTATTTATAATGGAGACTGTATGCACGTACTACCAACACTCGAAAACGAAAGCATAGACCTTTGCGTTTATTCTCCACCATTTGCGGGACTGTATAATTATTCCAGTAGTGAAAATGATTTTAGCAACTGTGAGAATAAAGAACAGTTTTTAGATCAATACGACTACCTTGTTAAAGAACTTGCAAGAGTGACAAAGAAAGGTCGAATCAATGCGGTACACGTTACAGATGTATTTGATAATACTTGCCGACTATGGGACTTTCCACATGAGGTAATTAAGATCCATGAAAAGTACGGTTTTGAGTATCGCAATAGAATAACCATTTGGAAAGAACCGTTAAAAGTTCGGATGCGTACAATGGTGCAAAGCTTAATGCATAAGTTTATAGTGGAGGATTCAACTAAGTGTTTTACCGCTATGCCTGACTATGTTCTTGTGTTCACAAAGAAAGGAGAAAACGAAGTTCCAGTAGTACACCCTTTCGGAATTAACGAGTACGCGGGTGAGATACCTATTTTACCCAACATACTACGCGCATGGAACAACGCAAACAAATCAAATCTGAATGAAGTAGAATTGTGGGAACACTTGAACGCAAAGAACGACAGCGAAAACATTACCAAGCTGAATCATTACATTTGGCAACGGTACGCATCAAGCGTTTGGGATGACATTAGAATTGATAATGTGTTACCCTTTAGAGATTCGAGGGAGGAGGATGATGAAAAGCACGTACACCCTTTGCAATTAGATGTGATTGACAGGATTGTAGAGTTATATTCAAACCCTAACGAGGTTGTGTTAACGCCTTTTATGGGTGTTGGTAGTGAGGTGTTCAGTCCAGTATCACAAGGCCGTAAAGCTATCGGAATTGAATTAAAGGATAGTTATTACAAGCAAGCGATACTAAACATGAAGGAGGCTGAAAAACGTTTCAAAGCAAAGGTCAAGCAGCAAGTACTTTTTTAGTATCTTTACGGCTCAGACCTGACAAGCTGAACAATCTTAAAATCATACACAATGAACTATTGTATAAATCTTGAAGGGTTAAAACCGACCGACCGAAAGCCTGTGTGTGTGCTTCGATGTGTTGGGGGCATCGTCAATGCTCACCCTTCGACATTTATAACGGTATGGTAAAAGATACATTTTACTTCTCACACGATTTCAACGCCCGACAAGACCCAAAGATTAGGAGGTTGATAATGAAGCATGGTATGATAGGTTATGGCCTGTTTTGGTCAATCGTTGAGGATCTCTACAATAATGCGAACGCATTGCCAACGGATTACGAAAGCATTGCGTTTGATTTGCGAGTGGATATAAGCACCATCGAAAGCATAGTAAAAGACTTTGATTTATTCGTGATTGACGGTGATACTTTTGGCTCAATGAGCATACAAAGCCGATTAGATAAACGTGCGGAGAAGTCCCAAAAAGCAAGGGAATCAGCACAAAAGAGGTGGAGTAAGGATGCGAACGCAATGCGAACGCAATACGATAGCAATGCTATAAAGGAAAGGAAAGGAAAGGAAAAGAAAGAAAAGGAAAGTAATATACCCGCGTTTGAGATTTTCAAAACCTATGCAGTTGAGAAAGCAAAGGAAAAGAAATTGAACATCGACCACGTAAAGCTATCTTTGAAATACGAATCTTGGAAAGTAAACGGATGGGTAAATGGAAACGGTAAACGAATCAAGAATTGGAAATCAACGCTGCTGAATACTTTACCATATATGACAACGGCCCAAGAAAAAAGCACATCTAAATTCATCCCCAACCTATGAAAAACACAGAACTTGAACAGAAAGTTATAGGCGCAATAGTTGGCGCACCTGACCTGTACTTTGAAACGGGCGGAATGATAACAGCCCACTCATTCTACACGCATGACTACTCCGTTACATTCCAAGCCGTTGAAAACCTACACGGACAAGGGAGGCCAGTTACAGTTGACACGCTCCAAAACGAAATCAAAAAGGGCGGTGAAAAGTTCAACGTGTACGACCTGTTGGGCCACTCTGTATCACACCTGACGTTCTTTGAATCTTGTTTGATCCTTCGACAGTTTGAGATAAGCCGCGAGCAGATTCAGTTAGGGGTGAACCTTGCCACACTTGGGAATGATGAGAAAGTTGACCCACTAACAACTAACGATATGCTACTGGCAGAGGCCGAACGGATCACATCATTAACAGACATGAGCAAGCCACAGACGAACGCGGAACTACTCAAAGCCTGTACAGAGAAAATGGACTTGGCAAGCAAGCAGCAAGGGCTTACAGGTATCTCAACGGGGTTTAATATGCTCGATAAGATGTACGGAGGACGGCAGCAAGGTAACTTGATCATAAAAGCGGGACGGCCCGCAATGGGAAAGACTGCACAGGCACTTTGCGAGGCTTACAATATGGCCTATCTTGGTGATAAGAAAGTAACCTTTGTATCTTTAGAGATGAGCGCAGAGGAATTGATGCAACGGTTGGTAAGTGTTCACACGCAAATACCAGTAACCACATTACAAGAGGGTAGCTTAACAGATTCTGAATGGACAACATACCACAACGCTATTGAGGTCCTGTCAAATCCAAACTTAACTATCATTGATGATGTGTTTACCCTGTCAGGCATCAGGACAAGGTGCAAGAAAATGCACATGAAAAAAGAGGTTGATGTGGTGTTTATCGACTACCTTCAACTGATAGTCCACAGTTCGGGCAAGGGTAGAAGCCAAGAGAACGACCTGTCCGATATTTCGCGCAGCCTTAAAATGATGGCCAAGCAGTTGAAAGTACCTGTGATAGCATTGAGCCAACTCAACAGAATGTCAGAAAGCACAAGCGAGAACAGGCCGAACATGTCACACCTTCGAGGGTCAGGAGCGATTGAGCAGGATGCAGACGTAATTGAGTTACTTTACCGCCCTGAATACTACGGACACGACACGGACGGCAACGGAGACAGCACAGAAGGACTGGCGTATATTATCATAGCTAAGAACAGGCACGGAGGGATGAAGGATGTAAAGTTCAGATTTAACAAGGAATGTACCCGCTTTGAAGATCCTGAAACGATACACGCATACCAAGCACCTACACAAGAGTACGCACCCATAACAAGCAGTTGGACAGATGACATCTAAGGAACAATTAATTGATTTGAGTAGTAAGGCATCAATCGCGGTTGACAGGTTCTTAAACAGCCCGACAGGTGAGAACAGGGACATAATGAACGCCTTGAACGATGCGCTGATTGAGCTGACGAAAAAAGAAATAATCGAAATAAAATAAAAAATATAGTATTAATATCAATTATTATATTACCTTTGGCGGACACTAAAGCACTAAGACATGACAACTCAAATAAACGAAGGCGATAAATTTACAATCACAGGAAAACTTAACGGGCAAGCTGGTCGAGTTTTCATAACAGGCAAGAGCGGATATATTAGTAGTATAAAAACGAAAAGAGAAGGCACTCCAAGAGAATATAGAGTAATAGAATTTACTATTGACGATACGAGTGGGCTGAGAATTTCACACGCGGGTTTCGCACTCGAATCGATTTTTGTGATTAATACAGAATCATAAAACATGAAAGCAATAATAACACAACCTGACGGGTGGAGGGTAGTAATTCAACCACCAAAGGGCGCAAGCCGAGAACAACTCGAAAAGAAAGCCCTGAGGATAAAGGGTAAATTGAACGGGTCAACCACTTTAAAGATAAAGCAATGAGATCACTACCAATCATATTCGCACCGACAATAACAATATGGTCTTTCATTGGCCTTGGAATATCCATCTACGCAAAACACTACGATTGGGCTTTAGGTTTCTGCCTGATGTTCATAGCCTTCGGATTCATTACAGCTATTCAGATTGTGGCTAAGTGGCCCGAAGAGCCAAGCTGTAAACTTAAACGAAACCCCGAAGGTTGTGATGTATGGATTAAAGAGTTCGGAGGTTGCGCAGGGTGTCCACATTCTAAGCTACAAAAGCTATGAACAACAAACCATGAGCGCAGAGATAATAAAACTACTTGAAGAACAGAAAGAGCGGGTTCCTGTTGAGGCTTATCGGAAAGGATTAGAGTACGCTATTCAAGCCATCAAGCAAGCCAACCAACCGAAGGAGCAACAGAAACAAGCCTTAATCGAAATGATGAAAGGTGATGAAGAACTGGGGGTGTATGAGAACGAATTAAGGG